TAGTATACTTCTACGTCTTCTTTCTGTCCTATCCTATGAATACGGTCCATCATCTGGTCATTATTACCTGGAACCCAATCATATGAGTTAAATATACAAATATGAGAAGAAGTTAACGTTAAGCCAACCCCAGCAGCAATAATGTTACCAATAAACACAGTTGTGTTCTTATCGTTCATAAATTTCCACTCAGCCTTGTCTTTTTGCTTAATAGTCATCCCTCCTTTGTATATTACAGATTTATCGCCATAATATTCCTTTAATCGTGAGATTTCTTCATCAAAGCAACACGCTATGAATACTTTATTATCATCTTCAAGGAATTCATTAGTTAATTCGATTGTATTCCTAAGCATTGCAGTAGAAACGAACTGTCTAAGGAAGATTCCCTCGGTTAAGTCCTTGTTTAGGTTGGTTATGCCTAACAAAAGTTGCGATTCTTCGTATTCATTCCATAAATTATTGTATTCTATTGTCTCTTCTGGTGTTAATTCGTAATATCTTTGATGTATTTCCTTAGTTACCATACCAGGAATGTCTTTTTTTAGCCTTCTTAGGTATGAATTCTTGATTTTCTCCATTAATTCATCTAAATTTGAACTCCCACCAGACAGCCAGATGCTTCTTTTTGTTGTTTTACTAGTTATTTTCTTACCATCGCAGTATGTTTGAACGAAATAATCAAAATTTTGGCAAACTTCATGCCCAATTAACCCTAAAACATGAAATATATTGATTGGTCTGTTAGTCATTGGAGTTCCAGATAACAAATAAACGTCTTTTACAGCGCTTCTTACAAGTAAATCATTGATAAATTCGTATCTTATTGAGTCATTATTAGATAATTTGTGACATTCATCTATAATAACTAGGTCAAAACCAGCCATATATAAGTTACTTTCGGACATCGCTTTCTCTTTTACCTCTTTTTTCCTTGATTTTATCCATTTTTCAACGTTTTTTGTCAATGGATTACCATTTTCATCGAGAATAGGGTTTCTATTACTGTCTAATAAAGGTTTTTCTTCAATTATCATCTCTTTACCAACCCTATGATGGATATCTATGATGTCAAAGTTAATAATTGTGTATTTTTTATCGTTAATCCAGTTTGTAGAGTTGATTATACCCACTTCAGACTCAGGAACGAATCTAGAAATCTCTCTTTTCCATGTAGACTTAACAGAAGCTGGGCATATTACCAATATTTTCTTAAATTTACCTTCAAGTGAGGCTATAACAGCAGATGTTGTCTTCCCAAGACCTTGGTCATCAGCTAAAAGGCATTTTTTTCTAACTAAAAGGAATTTTACAGCTGATTTTTGGTGTTCATATAGAGATTTAGACTCTTTTGATAGGATTTCATCATATTTTGAGAAATCAACATCAATTGAATTGAAATCACCCATCCTTAGGTCATCTAAAATCGCTTTTTTAGGCAAGAAACAGAAAATTGGTTTCTCTTGGCTCCTTCTGTATCTTAAACACACGTGAAAAATGCTATCTGTTTCACCTAAAATGTCAATTACTTGTACTTTTTCAGGTATAAAATCAGTATTCCAGTTCTCTTTACACTTCTCACCAAACCATTTAGCTATTTTTACTGTCTTGTTTATTCTTTCTGGGTCAAATTTGTGGTTTTTTATGATGTATTCAATATCTAAATCACCTAATACCTTGTCTGATTTAACAAATACATGGTATTTTAATGTTTTTATGAATGGATTAATACCTTCATAAGTTTTTAATATCTCGTAGGCTTCTTTAGATTTTTTTATTGATGCTTTCATGGGTTAAATTTTGGCAAATGTACTATTTTTTTATCTAAAAAACAAGTAGTTAACATTTTTTTTTCTTTATTTAAACTTATTTAGTAATTTGCGGTTGTTTTTGTATTTTTTATACTATTTATATAGAAATAACACGAAATATGGGTGGTAGAAAAGCAAAAATAGTAAGAAACACAATGTTTTATTCTGAGGATGATTTTAATTTTGAAACACAGATTGGAATGGACTATATAGATGAGGATATGAACCAAACTGTGCTTGTTTTTCAGGTTGACAGGACTAAATCAGCTACAATTGATATATATGGTGAGAGCGAAGATGAAGAATCAATTGCTTACAAAGAACCAGTTGAAATTAACGTTATTTTGGTCGTTGATAAGGCTGTAAATAAATCATATGATAAAACTCAGAACCTTGCTAGATATTTACAGATTGGCAATTTGGCTTTTTCGGTATATACTAAAACGTTAACAAACAATGGTATTGATATTTCATATGGAGATTACATTGGACTTCAAGTGACACCAGACCAAATGGAATATTTTGTTGTTACAAATGATGGTAGAATCAATTTTGATAATAAACACACAATGTATGGCTTTAAATCATTTTACAGAACAGTAGAATGTGCTCCAGCCGATAAAAATGAATTTTCTGGAATATAATTAAATGAATTTAGATAAATTAGACTTAAATAACAAAGTAGAGGGCGTTGGTAGGGTTAACGATATAATGTTTGGACTAGTTGATGGTAAAAACATAGCACCTAAAGCCATTTCTTATAAAGATATAGACAGTGAAATGGAAAATTTTGTGTCTACGAAGCTTAATGTCTTGTTTGGTGGTCAACAAATAAAAACTTTTTTCTTTGCACAACAAAGAATGAGTGAATTTACTAAAACCTGGGAGATGGTTGATGAAAATAAAAATATTTTACCAAATTTTAAGATTGTAACTAGGGAAAATAACCCAAAACCTGGAACAATGCAGGGTGGGTTTATGAATATACCTGGTGATTTGTATTTTAATATTGGTACTTTCGATAAATGGGATGGTGAAAATAAAATAACCGTAACTTATAAAATGAAACAACCTTATTGTGTTGATATTTTATACAATATTAAATTTGTAACTAACAGATTTAATCTAATTAATGAATTAAACAACAAGGTAAATGCTGCGTTTAAATCAAAACAGGCATATTTAAATGTAAATGGACATTTCATGCCAATTGTACTTGAAGATGTTGGTGATGAGAGTGATTATGATTTAGACCAAAGAAAAATATTCGTTCAGAATTTTCAATTAAAAGTGTCTGGATATATAATTAACGAAGAAGACATTATTGTTGAAGAAAATATAAGTAGAGCGCTATTGGGTATTGAAATTGATACCAAAAGACCAAGCCTTGTTTCTAAAAAAAATAATAATCTTATTGTTGAGTTCCCAAGAAAATCAAGAACGGTAATGACGTTTAAATCTGACAACGATTATCATATTATAGGTGTTGAGACTAGTGGCTCAAATATTTTATCATACATGATAATGGTTAATGGTGAATTAGTGTCAAATGACTTTAATTTACAAAAATATGATAGAGTACAAGTTAAAATTGAGAGGGAGAATAGAAATGAGTTTTCTACATTGAATTTAATAACATAAATAATTTAGCATTATGAAATTTGAAGATATATTAAACATAAACAAAAGTTTAACAAGAATAAAAGAACAGAAAAAGCAATTTAGTTTTGAATTTGGTGCTATATTGGTTAAAAATTTACAAATTACAGATAAAATTGTTGATGAACAAAATGAAAAATTAAATAAGTTGTTGATAGAAATCGGTGAATTTGATGGTTATGATTATATTGTACCTGAAGACGAAGTGCTTAAAAATAAATATAATGAATTGTTTAATGAAGATTTTAAATGTAATGATTTAATAGAAATAACATTAGATGACACTAAAAACAGCACCTTTGATTTAGAAACAATAGAACTGATAATGTCAATGATAAAAATTAAAGATAAGTGACACTTAAATTGGTGATTTGTAATTTATTAAAATTAAATTAAAAAAACACTTTACTTTTAATCTTTGACTTATATTTATATAATAAATAATTAATTAAAAAATAAATAAAATGAATTCAAATGCAAGAGGAATACATAATTCACCAGGTATTTATACGAGAGAAGTTGACATTTCTAACGCTTCAGTTAAATCACTTGGTGTAACAACACTTGGGTTGGTTGGTGAGACTTTAATTGGTCCAGCTTTTCAACCTGTACAAATTTCAACTTATAGTGAGTTTCAATCTTATTTTGGTGGAACTAATCCAGAAAAGTATGCAAATGGTTTCCCTAAATATGAATTGGGTTACATTGCAAAATCATATTTACAACAATCTCAGCAATTATACGTAACAAGAGTTCTTGGTCTATCTGGCTACAGATATCAAAACTTATGGGCTTTGTGCCTTCAAAATGGTGGAAATAATACTTATTTTGCTATTTTAAGAAGTAAAGCTGAATACGTTGGAGAACAATTAACACCTATTGTTACAGGTATAACAATGACTACTAGTGGGTTTACAGGTTTAGATAGTATTATTGATATTACTGTTGTTTACGCTACTGGAACTGAAACATATAAAGTGTCTTTAAATCCAGCAAGCAAGAGTTATATCCTAAAAGTTCTTGGTTCTTCACCTAAACTGTCTAATTCTAAGGTTTTTGTGGAAGAAATGTATGAGGGTGTTATCAATAATGCATTGGTATCTGGAAGTAACAATTTTAGTAGTGGTTCTACGTTATCAATAACAGGGGACACATCACATAATGATTATTCTTCTCAGTTTAGCTATGCTAAAACACCGTGGTTTGTTTCCGAAATGAAAGGTAGTAAAATAATTCCATTATTTAGATTCTTAACTCTTTCAGATGGTGATAATGCTAATAACTTATTTAAAATAAGCATTAGAAATATTAACCCAATAACACTTAAATTTGACGTTGTATTAAGAGCAATATATGATACTGATGCAAAACCTATTATTTTAGAGCAATACACAAATTGTACTTTAGACCCTACTGATGGTAATAATTATTTGGGAGCTAAAATTGGGACAGTTGATGAACTATTTCAATTGAAATCTAAATATATTATGGTGGAAATAATCAATGATAGCGCTGTTAAGGAGTCAGTTCCAATGGGATTCAGTGGCTATGAAATTAAATCAATTAGTGGAACTCAAACACCTTCAATTGTATATAATAATAAATACGAAGATACAGGCTCAGCTGTTGCTAAAAAACCATTCTTTGGTCTTTCTAATACTACTGGAATTGATAACGATTTCTTTAGTTTCAAAGGATTGACTGGTCTAACATTAACAAACGGATTCCACTTAGAAGCTGGTTCTGATAGTATTAATTTTGTTGACCCAAGTAATGTAACTGTTAATTTTACAACATTAAGTGGAGACACTTACGCTCAGCTTGTTTCAGGGGATACTAAGTTAATGAAATTCACAGCTTATTTCTCTGGCGGATTTGATGGGTGGGATGTATTTAGAACAAATAGAACAAATACAGATGATTATCAATATAACAAATACTTGAAAAATAACTCTGAATTTATAAATACAAATACCAATTTTAAAACTTTCGGACAATTTGAATTAGGCGCTAATTATGGACTTCCAAATGTACCAGTATCGACAGGTATGACATCTGATTTCTATGCGTTTTGGTCTGCTGCTAGGTCTTTTTCTGACCCTGAAGCATTTGACATAAATGTTTTTGCAACTCCAGGTATTGATTGGGTTAACAATCCTATTTTGGTTTCTGAAGTTATAGATATGGTAGAAAATGAAAGAAAAGATTCTATCTATATATTAACAACTCCTGATAAACAAGCAATGGTTCCAAGTGGAAACACTGTTAGTGATTCTAAAAATGATATGATTTCAGCATATGACATTGTTGACCAACTAGTTTCTAGTGAAATTGACAGTAATTATGCCGCAACTTATTATCCATGGTGTCAATATTATGATGTAGATAATGGTGTTTATGTTTATCTACCAGTAACTAGAGATGTTGTAAAAGGTATCGCATATACTGATAATACTGCTTATGCTTGGTTCCCACCAGCTGGTCTTGGAAGAGGCTCTGTTGATTGTGTTAAAGCTAAAAAAAGTCTTGTATTAGATGAAGAAGATGTTCTTTCTGGTGGTGGTATAAATGTTATTAAAACATTTGCTTTGGATGGTGTTAAAATCTGGGGACAAAGAACATTACAGGTTGCAGATACAGCTCTTAATAGAATTGGTGTTAGACGTATGATGTTATATCTTAGAAAATCAGTTAGACGTGGTAATTTACCTTTAATTTTCGAACCTAACGATAACACAACTAAAAATAAATTCCTTGAAATTGTAAACCCTATTTTGAATTCGGTTAAAACTAACAGAGGTTTATCAGATTATGAAATAGTAATTGATGATTCACCCGAAGCTAAAGCAAGACACGAGATGAATGTTCAAATTTGGATTAAGCCAGTTGGAATATTGGAATATATAAGTATTGATTTTATGATTACACCTGAAGGTTTCGACTTTTCAACTCTGTAATTTTAAGATTAAAACATAACCAAAAAATGGTGAGCTAAATTAATTAGTTCACCATTTCTTTTTTACTGTAGTTAAGAGAGGCTATCAGTTTTGTTTATTTTTCTTTATATTCCCAAAATATATTATAATCTAAACTTGTGTATAATCCAGGTTTAATTCCTTCATCCACGAATTGAAAAAGCATTGTTAAAATGAAAGGCATACGTTCCATCAAATAATTGTGAGTGTCAATCATTATTTGTTCGTTTTCAAGACCAAATTTTCTACCATCGTAGTCTGATTCGGTTCCTTCAACAGCTTTATCCCAATATCCAAGTATCATTGCTAAATCTTCCATTAAATACGAACCCCCATATGGGTTTATAGTATCCACACCAGTATGAATATCGTTTACCCTTTCAGCTCTAAAATTTTTTATGAGTCTTATGTGGTCTTCTGTTAATTTAATTTTAATTTTAGCCATTTTTTATTATTTAAGATTATGTTTTTATTATATACTGCAAATGTACAAATATTTTTCGATAAAAACAATTATTTTATCAAAATAATTTATAAAAAAATAAATGTTGTTATATTTATATATAAAATAAGAATATTATGGAAGAAATTAATGCAATTAAAAATAAAATAAAATCAAGTTTAATTTTTACTCTTGAATTTACAACGTCTAAGCTTTTGTCTTATATAGTTGTGATTGCATCAGTTATTGTTGGATATTTATTAACTAGCCCTGAAGTTGTAATGACAGGTCTTGTAATTGGAGCAGCATTGGCTGGTGTTAAAAACATTTCTGAAAGTTGGATTAAAGCTAAAAGTATAAGCGGAACTAGCACAACTGATACGTCTAGTACGAGCACAACAAATACCTCAACGACAAATAACCCTGAAAGTACAAAAGAAATTTTATAATAATCACTAAATTTAATAAAATAAACATATTTATATTAAAATAAACACTATGTCTAAAGAAGCTAAAGAAATTAGAGAAATAATGAATGATATCGACCAGATAATGAATGAAAGTTATGTGATGGGTAAAACACCTCAACAAGTTATACCAGAAGCTGGTGATGACGCTGGTGCTGGTGATGATGCTAATGGAGATTATACTAACTTTGAGGGTCCACTTCCAGGTCCTGATGGTTCGAGTGAATCACCTAATAAATCTGTGAACATAGATAAAGAAATTGCTGATATGAGAAAGATAGCTATTACTTTGCTTGCCGATTTAAATCCTCTTTCCAACCCAGAAGAAAGTAAAATAGTAAAAAGCATTTGGGATAGTTGTGATAAATTTTTAATTAAAGATAAACAACCAAAAGAACAGAACAACAATAACAATAACAATAACAATATTTAAAATAAAAAAAACATATGTCAGATTTATTATTCAAAGCCCCGTTGGTCTATGAGCCATTAAGAAAAAATAGGTTTTTATTCGCATTTCCATCAGACACGGGTATTCAAAGCTGGTGGGTATCAACAAGTAGTTTACCTTCGATTAATCAAAACGCAACTGAGCTTCAATTCTTGAATACTTCAACTTGGGTTTTAGGTAGATATACCTGGGAGGATTTAACTATCACATTCAGACAATTTATTGGTCCATCAACAGCTCAGTCTCTTATGGAATGGATTAGATTAGAAAGTGAATCGGTAACAGGTAGACAAGGATATGCTGCTGGTTATAAAAGAAATATTACTATTTCAATGCTAGACCCAACGGGTGTAGGTGTTCAGAAATGGGTGTTAATAAACGCTTTCCCAACAACAGCAAATTTTGGTGACCTTGGTTATGATGGTGATGATGTAGCAACTGCTGAAGTAACAATGAAATATGATTATGCAATACTCGTTTACTAAAATCCCGTAAATCAATTAGTTAACTTTGTTTTAATAAACTTTAACTAAATATCGCAAAATAAAGTAACAAATAAGTTACGTTATCTATTTAAAAATATAGGTGAATAAATCATCTATATTTTTTATTTTATAATAAAAGAAATAGACGGTAATTATTGAATTATTTTTATTAAAACGTTAACTTTATATATTTTGAACATATTTATATACAAATAATAACAACATGCCAGAAAAATTAAACAAAAAACAATTTATTGATAGGTCTAACACCACTCATAATAATAAATTTGACTATTCAAAAACGGAATATATAAATAGTTCGACCAAAGTGTGTATAATATGTCCAGAACATGGTGAATTTTGGCAGAGACCAAGCGACCATATGAGGGGGATTGGTTGTTCTGAATGTAGTGGCGTAAAAAAAATGACAACTAAAACTTTTATTGAAAAATCACAGTTAATATATGGAGATAAATATGATTATTCAAAAGTGGTTTATGTTGGTAATAAAATAAAAATATGTATTATATGTAAAGAACACGGTGAATTCTGGCAGAGACCAAATGACCATCTTACTGGGTATGAATGTATAAAATGTGGCA